TTAAGGATGGTAGATTCATCGGAACTAATGTTCTTAATGAAGCATTCCTTGAGAGATTCCCTGTAACCTTTGAGCAATCATATCCTCATGTTAAGATTGAAGAGAAGATGTTGCGTCTTCATTCTGCAAGTGTTGGTGTTCATGATGATGGATTCATTAAGAAACTTGTAGACTGGGCAGACATCATCCGTCGTACATTTTATGATGGTGGTATCGAAGAGATCGTAAGTACTCGTAGACTTGTTCATATCATTCGTGCATACTCTATCTTCAAAGATAAAGCAAAAGCAATTCAAAACTGTGTCAATCGTTTCGATGATGAAACAAAACAGTCATTCATGGAATTGTATGATAAAGTAGATGCAGATGTAGATTTTGACAAGGAGTCTGATGAATCTTTGGGGTAATTATAAAAAAATACTAGACAGTACCTTTGATCTCCAGTTTGCTTATCCTTGGGCAGATTGGGAGGCCAAGGGTACTATTCTTTCTGCAAAAGTATACAAACATGACTATATAATAAAGTCAAGAGTAGTGGAGATCTGGAATGAAAAGTCTAGCATATACAACAACATCATCTATCCTAAAACAGGCAGTAATCTTCCATGTTTTGGTATGGATCTTATGGGATTCTTTGACAAGAAGGTCATTATTGTCTTTGATTTTCAACACCCTGTAGAAAACTATTTGTTCTCAGTAGATGGTTTACCAAAGAGTAAAGGTGATTATCGATTCTTTGAACCCGGAAATCACTTCTCTGAGAATGTTTATATTGCCAAATGTACAATGGATGAGGTGGACGAACATTTAGATATGTTCCAAACCTACTTGACAAAGTATAAAGAGATGTTAGAATTAGAGAAACCCACTGGTGAAGACACTAGTGTCTATAAAGACTTTGATGCTTACATGACTAAACTCGATCCAGTATCAGGATATCTGAGTGGTAAGTTTGGTAAAGAGAAAGCAGAAAATCTAGTAAATGAATTTCTTTTCACATATGGTTAATGCATGGAGTTTAGCGTGGGATGCTTTGAACGGAACTATGGATGAAGTATATCCCATCATCGACACTAGTGTCGGAGCAGGTAATACTGCTTATGAAAATGATGGACTTGATTATGAAAACGACTACTATGACCAATACATGGCAAATGTAGACAGAGAATATTTGGCAGATGTGGACGATCAACGAGCACATCATTTTACAAATGCAAACTCATCATATAATGATGGGTGGACAAGACAGTTTCATCAAGAACAATTAAAGGAATTAGACAACAAAAACATGGCACATTATTTCAAATATCACGAAGAAGAAATTCTAAAAGACATTGAGGAATATGTATCTCAAACATATAAAGGACATTACACAGGTAAGTCTCATGAGTTTCGCAATGTTCAAACAATCGATCTCATGGCATCAAAAGAACTTGCTGCTGGATTCTGTCAGGCTAACATACTTAAGTATGGAAGTAGATATGGAAACAAAGACGGAAAGAATAAGAAGGACTTGATGAAAGTCATACATTATGCTATGCTATTATTACACTTCGATAATCACTATGGCGAACCATCAATGCCATCAGGAAATTTTGAACAAATGCCTTAACAACTATGACAATGAATTTGAGTGACAACACTTTAGGTATCCTTAAGAATTTTGCAGGAATTAATAATTCAATCCTTGTGAAGAAAGGAAATCAACTTCGTACAATATCTGTTGCAAAGAATATTCTTGCTGAAGCAGAGATACCAGAAGACTTCCCAAGAGATGTTGCAATATATGATCTGAATCAGTTTCTAAATGGATTGAGTTTACATCAAGATCCAGACCTAGATTTTTCTGAGGAGACTCATCTTACAATTCGTGAAGGAAGAAGAAAAGTTAAATATTTCTTTGCAGATCCACAAGTTATTATTGCACCACCTGAGAAGGAGATATCTCTACCATCTCAAGATGCATGTTTCCAACTTGATAGTAATTCATTAGAGAAACTACTTAAGGCTGCTGCAGTTTATCAATTACCTGATCTTGCAGTAGTGGGTGGAGCAGGTGTAGTCAAACTGATTGTTCGTGACAAGAAGAATGATACATCAAATGAATATGCAGTTATTGTAGGTGAAACTGATAAGAGTTTTACTTTTAACTTTAAAGTAGAAAACATCAGAATCATTCCCGGTTCATATGATGTAATTGTATCATCTAAACTTCTATCTAAATTTACGAATAGTAAATTAAATCTAACATACTACATAGCATTGGAACCAGATTCCACTTTTGAGTAATGCAAAAAGAAATCTTTTTTACTGCAGAAGAAATGCAAATGATTAGAGTTTGTGTGAGAAATGCACCTATCCCTTATGATAAAGGAGAAGGTGCTAAAAAATTAAAACAACTGCAGGAAAAAGTAGGTGAACCAATACCATTAAAAGGAGAAAGTTTACCCTTAGTTGAATGTGATTTAACCAAGTACGAAAATGAATAACATTGGATTAGAAGTTGTTTTCTGGACAGCATTAGCACTTTATCTTTTAACAAAATTAGGAGTGTTTAAAAAGAAATGAAGTACATTCTATACAACGAAGATTTTGAATCTCAAGGTTCTTTTGCTAATATAGAAGAACTAAGAAGATTCCTTTGTGATAGGAAATATGATATTCAATGCGATAAAGATATTGGTTGTACATTCGATTATATAAAACATATTAAATGGCACTTTGAAATTGAAGAATGAAACTAACTCAAGAAATTATTGATCAGATACAAGAGGCTATGCTTCACACTAATCTAAAGGGTCAAATAAACTGGAAAGATGGTGATGATATTGAAGTTCAACTTGCGGGAACTTTTGCAAAGGATAAATTTATTGTATTGAAAAATGTATCGAAGAATCCTTTTGAAAATGCCCAACCACATCCTTACTTTGACTATGAGAAGAAAGTATTTACTAAAGATGGTAGAGAGGAGTATGCAAAGGAGTTAAAGAATGAAAGTAGTACAAAGAAATAAGTATGATGGTAATGATGTAAGAGAGACGAGAACTCTTACCTTTGAACCCTATCCTTATGATGAGATTGACGATGTTATCGTAAAGATACAAGAAAATTTATCAGGAGATCTTTTAAAAGGTAAGAGATTGAAGTATGCTACTGATGTTCAAAAGTACAAATATTATGGACATTGCTATCACTCTTCACAAGCTCTTTTCTTTTTAATGGATACAGATAAACTTGTTCCCTTTAGTGCTGTTGATTTTAGAGATGAAAAACATTGGTGGTTGCAGGATGGGAATACGATATACGATGTAACTGAAGATCAATATTATCTAAGATCAAAAGTTCCACCACATTCAAAAGGTAAGAAAAGTGTGTGGTATGGTTGGAAACAAAGACCACAACAGATAACCCTTGAATTAATAAAAAGAGTTCTTGGAGATAAACTAGAAAGTGATGTGACAGTATAAAAAGTGGCCACTTTTCATAGCAACTAATAAATTTTTTACTATAATAAGTATATGATTGAATTTCCTAAATCCATTAAAGAAATAGACCTATCAGCGTTAAAACTTGATGCTGAAGCTATTAAGTATCTTATCACAAATCTTGATGATGGTAAGATGTATTCTGGTTCTCATCTTTTGTATGAGAAAGGTGTCTTTCCAGATACTTATTGGCAAAGTTCTAGAAACCCTGAGTTTAATGATTTATTTTACTCTATGAAACCAATCTTTAAATATGAAATTATTGACTCCGGAGATTACACTGAAATGAAACAACTTGAATCACAAACACATAAAAGAGAGCAGGTAAACTCTAACCCAATGTACTACAACTTAGCGGTAGCGGGTGGTGCCTAACAAGAACCTGTAAGAAGTGAATTGTGTAAGTACATTGTAAAATTAATTAATGAAGGTCATTTTAAAATAGCAGAACTAAAAAGAGTTGAAGACTTAAATGGATTACCAAAACTTCAAGTTAGAGTAGAAGTTCCTGACATCACTGAAATCGCTAACAAAATGAGAGAGGCTGGCGATGCTAGAAATACAGATCCAGTTCTCATATGGGAACTTGAAGAAGATACAGTTGGTGATGGTAACAGAACTTTAAAGGCAGCTACAAAAGCAAAGATACCTTTAGTATCAGTTGATATTATACCAAAAGCATTTATTAAAGAATATGATATTACTTTAGATGAGATGATTAGGGTTGGTCAACTATTAAATCCAAAACCAGAAAAAGAGAATGAACCAACTGATGAGGAAACTATTGTTGAAACTTTATTGGGATATGAAA